TCCAGGCTTGGCGCTGGACTCTTTGCCAACTGCTCCAGTAGGCAGATTCACGCCCACACCGACTTGGCTGGTGAACGTCCGGGTATCAGTCTGTGTGACCGGGTCAATCCCTCCCCCGGTTGCCTTGCGCAGAGTCAGAGGCATCCCCTTGGCTTGGATCAACCGCAGAGCGTTGTCGATTTGCGATTGATACTTGGTGGCCATCAGGGGATTCTGGACAGTTCAAGGTTGAACACGCCACCACTCCCCAAAAGTGGGTCAAGGATGGCGTAGAAAGCGGTGAGGTGCGGCTGAGGGGCAGCGACTCCCCGCGCTGCGTATTCAGTTTCAAGCACGTCCACTTTCTCCCGGATCACCTCACGGCCATCGCCTCGTGGCATCAGATCAATTTGAGATGCGTCCGTGGCAAGTTGGCACAGAGCTTTCTTCAGAAGTGCAGGAACAGTGTTTTCTGGCACGGGAAAGCCATTCAGGCTTACCTCTTTGCGTGGCCAGGCCAAGGGCTGGGTAGAAGTGACCCGGATTCCCTGAAATTGGGATTCAAGCGACTCCAGCATGTCCATGGCCTTGTGAATGAGGATTTCCACAGCGGCATCAGTCGCATCAGGCAACACGATTCCACGGGTGGTGGCGTAGGAAGTGACTTCAGCCGTTGTCACGTAGGACACAGCGTTGGCCACTCCAGTTCCGTTCTCAATCACAAGGCTCATGGTGTCGTGAAGCTAGGTCAGAGGTGATCAGACCGTTACGATGATACCAGCAGTTTCAAGGCTGGTGATCAAGGCATTGAGCTGGGTGATGGCGGATGCGGCATCAGTGGCGTTGGCCACTTCCGTTCCCTGTTTGACCAAACCTGCAACCGTGGTGGTGGCAGGCGCGGTGAGAGCAGCAAGCTGCTTGTTGATTGAGCGAGTGCCGTTGCGGCCTTGCTTGAGCGGTGTACGTGGTCCACGTGGCATAATTTTGTGAGGTTAGCGGTTGATTGTTTTCAAAGCAAACTGGTGTCTGGTGCTTCCTCTTGGCCGGGGGCTTGGTCCACAGGTTCGTTGTTGAGGTAGATCTCAACACGATCACCCAGCTTGCTTCTGTTCAGAAGCGTGTGGATTTGCGTGATGAGCTTCCCCATGTCAACGTCCTTTCCGACTCGGACCCGGACTTGAGTGAGCTTGGTTGGTTTGGCCATCTTGGGGTACAGGTTGATTCAGGGGATGAGGGCAGGCGCAACGCCAATCACACCTGCCCTCAATTTCCCCCAAAAGACTACACGTTGAACTCACCCCGTGCAACACGGGTTTCCTTCACGTTGGCGAATGCGGTTTTCCACACACCTTGCGTGGCCATCTGGGCATCCGTTGGACCCCCACGTTCAATGTCGTCAGCGATGGAACCACCCTGCGCAAGTTCCGGTGTCCAGATGGTGCCGTTGATGTGCGAGATACCAACCACGCGGTCATACAAGGCTTTGGTGAGGTTCGGAACGTCGCTGTCATAGGCGAGGCTGGATGACGTGGTGCCATCGGTGCCTTGCGTTGCGATGTTGAACACCACGGTGCCGGGGGCAAGGATGGTGACTGGATAGACGCCACCGGAAGTGCTGCCGGCACGGACCAAGCGATCATCCACGATGACGCGCAAGCCCTTGTAGCTGAGGAACTCCAAGCCACCAGCAGACGGCTTGTTGGTGTCAAGTTCATCCTGCTTTTTCAGGTAGGTGCGCATCTTGGAGTGCATGGTAATCACACCACCAACCATGTCATCTTCCTTGACACCAAAGATCCCAGTCATGTCGTGGAACGCATCAGCGTCAAAGTACACGTTGGAACCGGGGGAACCCACTGGTGCCTCGTTGACCCCGGTGGCCAGCTTCAGGGCAGCAAAGTCGCTGGACTTGAACAGGCCGATGAGCTGGTTGATGATGGCATCCTCGGCCATGTCCAACCGCAAGTTGAGGATGCGGTCAACGATGTAGGCAAACGGATCAATGCCCGACTGAGCCGCTGCAAAGGCATCACGCCCCCAGGCTTTCTCACGGTACATGACTGGAGCTTTCTGCCGTTTGGAGGTGATCTTGTCAATCACAGGCGGGGTGCCCGGATTTTGCAGGGTGTATCCGCCCGTGACGGGGCTGATAATCGGCATCTCAACTTCAATCGCACCGTCCTCAAGGGCACGGTTGGCAAAGTTGCGAGGGTCTTGAAGCACAAGCGGGCTGTTGAACAGCGAGTTCATGCGGGGCTGGCGTTCCTGTATAGCTGCAAGAAGCAGTTCAACTGGAGCGTGTGCGAGGTCGGCAATAGCGGTTGCGGCCATGGTCGTGTATTTGTGTGTTGTTGTTCAGGTGAGAATTACCCAAGCACCCGCATAGTCAAATGAGCGGTGCCGGACATGGAGAAAATCATGCTTGCGCTGTTCCTTGGAGTGCTTCCTGCACTTGTGTCACAATCTCAGGATTCGATTTACGCGCTGCGTTCACCTTGGTCCAGTTGACTGATCCGTCTGTGTGTTTGAAGTCATCCAGCTTGAATCCACCGGACCCATGCTTGGTTCCACCGGCACCACCGCCAGAACCTTTCGAGCCAATTAAGATGCTCTCAAACCGCTTGTCGGCAAGAAAATCTTTTTTGAGGTCATCAAGAGTCAGCGCGGATGGCTTTCCATCAGCTCCAAGCACCCGCGTTTTTGGCATGTCGCCATCAAACTCAGCAGCAAGTCGCTGTGCGATGAAGTGTTCCACGAGGTGCGGGGCAGTAGAGATTTCCCCAGCGAGGCGGGCAGCTTCAGACGTGACCAGCAGTTTGCGCAATGCGTTGTCCCGCTTCTCAATCTCAGCCTTGGCAGTTTCCCCAGCCTTGGTGAGCTTCAAGCCCCATGACTTTTCCAGTGCTTCAATGTCGCCCTTGCGCTTTGCATCGTCATCCCCAGCTTTAGTGGAGTTGTCCTTGAGTTCCTTGAGGTCTTGCTTCAGCTGCCGCATTTCCTCTTTGTTCCGTTCATTGGCGTTCTTGAGGGCAGATACTTCCTCTTCCGTCTGGAATGCGCCTACATAGTCATCGCCGTCTGCTTTGAACAGTTTCTTCAGTGCGGCGGGAAGTGCATCATACTCTGCTTTGGTCAGTTTCATTTTTGGTGTGGTTGTTTGGGGGTTAGTGTGTTCAGGGAACGGGTTCAAAGTTGCTCGAATCCCAAAGGAACTTGTCCAGTTGGGGTTTCAAGTAGTACATCTCAAGTTCCGTGTCCCACTCATAGTTGGTGCGGTCATCCGGGTCAAGAAGTGAGTATGCTAGGGTGTCAAGTAGCTCAGGGGCGATGTCTGGTGGTGTATCCATGGTATGATCAGTTTATTTTGCTGGGCCAAGGTAGCGTAGGGTGGCGCCATTAGGGGTGGACTCAACTACCTCAAATTGGCCAGAGTTGAACAGCACCTCGTTTTCACTGCCGTAGTGGCTCAGGTGCTTGACCTTGGCTACCCCGGCGGAACCCTTTGGCACAAGGATTTTGAGTTGGAATCCGTCAAAGTTATTGCCCTTTACGGCTGAAGAGGAAATGAAGGCTTTGTCTTGGTATTTGCCACCCAGCTTGAACACGCTATCCCAGGTTTCCCCATCGCGCAACCGGATTCCCCGGTACACTATCATGTTGTCCTTCACTAGAGGGGCAGAAGCAAACCAGTTGCGAATGTCCTTGATGGTTGCGGATTGCCCGCCTGCAGACCCGGAACGCAGCTGAGAGTTGATGGACGTGTACGAGCTTCCTGTGTACTTGGTGACTGCGGCGTTTGATGCCTGATCTGCTCGGTGACTTGGCCACTTGGCTTCAAAGTCAGAATGTGTTGCGGACGAGTACACCACTTTCTTGTGGGTCAACGTATCCACCGCACCAGATGAGCCTGCGCTGGAGTACCCGGAGTGAGGGTTGTACCCAGCTGAAGTAGGTGCCACCTGTGAGATTGGACCGTAAGCAATCCCGGCTTTGTTCTTGGCATGTTCCTTGACAGCCAGAATGTAGTCGTGTTCAGCTTGGCTGATTGCCCCGTTGTCCAGCTCATACTTGAGACTGCTATACGGTTTCATGGACCCGGCGTTGAGCACGTTCGGATCTGTATAGAACTTGGACCCGGTCGCCACTTTGGATTTGGCAACATCCACGTTCCACTGGAAATCTGTGGAAGTGTACGGCTTGGCCACTGGCTTGCTACTAGGGGTAATTTTTCCAGAGTTCACCACCCCAGACCCATTGGGTGTCGCCGCTGCCTTGGCTACTACTGGTGCTGGGTTCCCGCCTGCTGCCAACTTAGTGGCCTCAGACTTCATGAATGATACCGCATCCGCCTTGCTCTTGAACAACTGAATCAACTTGCCGTCCTTGTCGTACAAGTTCACCTGGCCATTCCACATGGGGCTACCCACCTTCATGCCTGTGACCTGCTCCGCTTGAGACTGTGACAACTCTGCCGTGGACGGGGTAGCTGGAACTTTCTCCCCTACGGTTGACGTGCCGTTTGCCTTGGCCGCTGCCTTGGCATCCTTCATCTTCTGTGCAAACGCTGCCTTGTTTGCTGCGATCTGGACTTCAACTGCATCCTTGTACGCCTGCTTCTCTTTGGAGGTGAGTGTGTCCAGGAAATCCAGTTGCGCCTGACTCAGAGGCTTATTGGCTGATGCAGTGGTGACCAGTTCTTGTGTCTGGACTTTCTTGGCCGCTGCTGCTGCTTTTGCTTCCTGCATTTTCTGCGCAAACGCCGCTTTCTCTGCTGCCAATTGCGCTTGTTCAGCCGCTAGTGCAGCCTGCTCTGCTGCCAGTTTCTCTGCTGCTTCCTTGGCCGCTGCCTGCTCCAGTTTCATCGCCGCAGCAGCTGCCTTGCTTTCCTGCATCTTGTTGGCAAACGCGGTTTTCTTGGCAGTTTCCTCTGCTGCTTGCTGGGCTTTCTCAAATGCGCCATCAGGAATGTACTTTTCCAGTCCGGTGTCCTTGAACACCTGTGGACTCTTTTCAGCCATCTGCTTCAAGGTCATGGGCTCAAAGTTCTTGCCTAGGCTCAGGTCTTTGAACTCCCGCGCAGTGAGCTTCCCGGAAGTCAGCAGTGTGGCATTCCCTGCGCCAATAGCATCCTTGATGAACGCTGGATCTTGACCCTTGAGCCATTCGTAATACGTGGTGTCTGCGGGCACGTAGCCATTCAGAGACGAGCGTGTTGCGCCTTCATCCAGGAAATCCCACTCAGGTCCAAGTGTTGGTATTGTAGTGGAACGGCAGTTGACGTGAAGGGGTGGAACTGGACCCTTGCCAAGATCAAACTTCTCACCGTCCAAAGCACGGCACACAGTTGACGTGCGCCCGTCAAGGGTGGCCAGGATTTCATACCCCTTGATCAAGTCACCGTTTGCCCCCCATGTTGCCATCCGCGCCGACTGTGCAACGTGTTGAGTGGACGTGCGCACCATTGCAGCCGCTTCCCGGCGTGACGTGGTCAGGATACCATCTTTGTACATGGCTGCTTTTGTCCCCCGGATCTGCTGCATCACCTGCGGAACCGTCTTGCCCTGTGCCCAGCCGTCCCGCACCGCCCCCTCCACTGCACCAAGTGTACTCTCACTCCAGGATTTCATGAAGGGTTCCATCAACGCCCCTGTGCCGGCAACGGGATGGTCCAGAGCGTGCTGATACGCCTTGTTGGCGGACACGTTGACCATCTTGATCTTGCTGTTGCCTTTCTTCAGCACGCTGTCCAGCATTGTCTGCTCAAATGCTGCTTGGAATCCGGCTGTGCCCTGAAGCTGCGTGGTCAAGTCCGCAAGAGCTGCCAGCTGGACTTCCCCCTGCGTGGTCCTGAGCGCATTTAGCGTGCCGGAAAGCTGTGCCTTGGTGAGCTTGTCAAGCGACTCCACTTCAAGGGCACCTAGCACCTCTGTGATGGCTGATTCGATTTCCCCGTGAACCTGATCAAACACAATCACCTGCTGTGCCTTGAGCTTCTCAAGGTACACCTGGTTTTTGGTTACTAGGTCAGTGAATGTGTTCTTGCTCATCGGTTACTTGGTTGTGGGCTTAACTGCCTGCTGCTTGGGCAGACCCGTCGCTGGGTCAGTTCCCAGCGGCAAGCCTGTGACCGGATCAATGTTGGCGTCCAGGGCCAAACGCCCCCCAGTGGTCTTGACCCCCAGCAAGTCTTCACGTGCCTTGGCGTTGGCATCCTGCACATCCTCGTCATCCTTCCAGGCAATCCCGCCCCGTTTGAAGGCAAAGCGCATTTCCTCAAAGTCAATTGCTTCAGCCTGCCACGAGGCAATCGCCTGAGCCTGTTCCTGCGGGGTCATCCGTGCAATGTCAAAGTCGGTGTTCAGCTCATAGATCAAATCCTTGAAGTCAGCACCGATGAAGGATGCCGCCCATTTCAGAGCCATAGTGAACGCCTCACCGATGTTTTTTGCGGATGACGCCAAAGTGCTCATCTTGGCCTTGTTGTTGTGCCCGGCTTCAGTGGCGGTCTGCTGCACGGCTTTCTGCTCCACAAGCTGCGCACCAAGAGCCACCATCAGACGTTCCTTGTGCTCCATTGCTTCCTTGGCCAGTGTGTTTTCCTTGGCCTGGATCAACTCTGCAGAGGCACCCATTTCAAGCGGCACAACGGAACGTGCCCCAAACCGGATGCTGCCCTTCATCACGTTCTTGACCCAGTCAGACGTGACTCCAAACAGGAAGAGGGTGGGTTGTCCAACAAGGTTGCAGCTGTCCTCATAATCTGCTGAGTTCCGGTAGTGCGCAAGGTTCATCGATGCAATGTCAGCCATTGGTGGAAGGTTCGGGGAAGCACCGTTGTCATCAGGCCCAAAAAACGTGAATGGGATCACGTCAAACGGTTTCCCGGATGAGTCAGTTGGCACATACGGACCTTCTGCAAGCTGGAATGAAGCACCATTGCTTGGCTGGCGCCAGATCTCAACGGTGTACCTGCGGTCAGGGGTGAGGCGCAACACACGGTACTGCTCGTTGAAGATTTCCTCAAAACCGTCATCAGCATACAAGTTGTCCTCTTTGATCACGACAAGAGACAGCAGGGACAGTGCGCCGTAGCTGCTCAACCTCCAGTTGACCACAGCGTCTGGTGGGTAAAGTAGAACACGTGGACGCACATTTGAGGTGCGCAGTTCCGCAACTGTGGTAACCCGGGTTCCCCCTTCAGGGGTGGTGCGGTTCGGATAGTCCGCAAGGAACCCGCCACGGCCAAACTGAAGCGCGTATCCCAGTGCTTCCTTGGCAAGCTGTTCACAACTGCGCCCGTATCCATCGATGTTGGAAGCGAGGTCATCAATTTGCGGTGGAAGCTCATGTGTGGAATCCCGTCCAAACACTTCACCCACCATTCCCCTCAGCGTGCGCCCGGTTGCACCAAAGAACACAGCCCGTTTTTTGTAGTCGTTGTAGCGTTCCTTGACCTTGGTGGTGGCTTCCCCGTCATTCATTGCCGGCTTGGGCAGGTAAAGTTCCCCCTTTACCTTGACAGCTTTCTCCCCAGCGACACAGTCACGCACCTCCATCCAGCTTGGTAGCATGGCGGAGTAGTCGGTGTGGGGCTGGGCTACGTTTGGCAGTTTGTCCTGCGGAGTGGCATTTGATGTGGCTGGTGTATTCATGATTGTGTTTTAGTGCATGCTGATTGGAACGGTGGTGGCAAAGTCGGTTGCGGCGGAAAGGATGCGATACCTGATAGCGTCATACGGGTGGTCCTCAGCCTCAGTGTCCACGTCATCCATGTCATCCTCGTCACGTGGCAAAGTCGGGAGGGTGGACAGTGCTGCTCGGCAGTTGTCCATGAAGAACAAGCCTGGCCTATCGCCTGACACACTATTCTCCAGTGCAACGCGCATCAGTTCTAGTCCGTTCTTGCGGGAACCGGGAGACTTGTCTGATTTTTTCCAAGCAACACCTTCCATTGCCATAGTCTTTTCAATGCTGAATGAACCCGACTCGTTGACGTTGCTGATCTGGTTGTCCGCTGGGCCGGCATAAACTGTGCCCCAAATCTGCTTGTTGGCACGCATCGCCGCTTCCCGTTCCTTGATACCCAGAGCTACCTTGACCGCCGACAGCTTGAGCCCGTCATTGGTGCCAATCTCGTGCGTGCCATACCACTCGTTGATGAGGATAAGGGAACCCGCTGGTGGGCAAAATGTTTCCACCCGTCCACCTGGGTATTTGATCTGTGCTTCCTCCCCGTTTGCCTTTGCCCACCACGCAACGTAGAATGGGTGAGTTGACCCCCAGTCAAAGCTGCGGTCAAGTCTCCAGGTGTGTGGTGGTGTGAACCGGGGCTTGACTTGCGCAAGCGGGAACCACACGTCATCAAGTGCTCCCCCGGCGACAATGTCCCAGTCCCCCTTGAGCCAAGCCTTGCGCTTGTTCACGTCGCTGATCTCTGTGAGGCTGAGGATGTATTCAGGTGGCAAATACTTATTCTCCATCCAGCTGCCCCGCAGGTGGACGTGGGTGCGTGTGACATCTTCACGCTGCTGCGTGCGTGGGTTGAAGATGTTGCGCGTGGTCTTGACAATCTTTCCTGGTGGCGCAGGATCAACAAAACGGCGTTTCACCCAGTTGTGGCCGGCACCGTAGGGGTTGGTGGTGGTGAACACTTCAAGCGGGATGTCCGGCAGCAGTTTCTTTTTGATGAACTCGGCACGCGCAGATCCCACCATGTCCTCAAGTGGCCAGTCTGCCTCTTGACACTTGGCAAGCAAGTCCTTGTCCTCGTGAGTCAGGCCTGGGCTGTGCACGATAGGAACAAAGGAAGAGCGGTTGCAGCTCATCATCGAATCGTAGAGCTGGCTTGTCGGGTACTTGGTGAGTTCGTTCCAACCTATCCACGGGAACTCCTGCCCATGGTAGTTCCAGTAATCCGACTCGTCACGCATGTGCCTGAACAGCAGTTCCTCCCCGGTTGGCCACACCCACTTGAGTGCGCCGGAACTGAGGAAGCGTGCACCATCCTGGAACTGAGGGAACCAACGACGTGATTTGCTGATGATGTCATCAAGGTTTTTGTACTTGCGATCAAAGATGACGCCACGCCAAAACTGGCCGTACCCCTGCCCCACTCTTGACCTGAAGCTCATCAATTGTGCATCGGTTTTCCCTGGTCCACGGGTGCCGGAGTAGAGAAGCTGATTGCACGGACAATTCAGTGCCAACTCCTGACTGCCTGGAAGCGGTTCCCAGATCACTCGGTGCCTCAGTCTGTCAGCAAGGGCTTGCGGGATGAGGTTCATTTAGTCGGATTCATCGAGTTGCTTCAGCATCGCTTCCTGCGTGGTTCCCGCTTGCTTTTCCCAGTCTTCAGGCGAGCTGCACATTTTCACCATGATCACCCCTCCCCTGACGTTGCCCATCAGCTCGGTGGCAGTGCGTTTCGCCTGTGTCTCAGTGAGACCCATTGCTTGAGCAAGGCACTTCTGTGCAGATACCCGTGCAATAGCGTTTGCGCCTTTCTGGAAGTTGGATGCATCACGCCAGAGCAAGGCAAGCACGGTGTCCCTCGTTGCTTTGCCCATGTTCTCAAACCGGGTCTGGAACTGCTGAACGTAGTGCTGAGTCAACCAGTGGTTGAAGATCTTGTTGCCAATCGCTGCTGCCCCTTCCGGTTGTGCACCAAGTCGTGTGGCTGTTGCGGCAAGGTTGAAGTCAATCAAGTAGCTATTGGCAAACAGTTTGGCAACGAGTTCCGCTTCATACGCTTGCTCTTTGCTCCAGGTGTCATAGTTTCCAGCCGGCATTGTGAACCTTGAAAGCAATGCCGGTCTTGATGCGACGTCATCGCAAGAGACAGGATTTACTGTGGTTTCGCTGTTGTTCATGTGGTTGTCTGGTGGTAGTCTTATGTCGCTGTTTCAGCGTGACGTCATCCCTTTTACACGCCACACCCAGTCTTGAGTCAAGACAATTCTTTTGATTCCACCATGGGGAGTCCCACCAAAAACGATGTTTCCACCATAGGGTGCTCCCGGTTTTCCCACGGCTGCCCTGAAACGACAGAGACATGAGAATCTCTGTGAAACAGTACAGAAAATCCGCCTCATAAAAGTTTTTTCAATTTTTGGGGGGGTAACAGAGTAAAGTTGCATTTTACTACGATTACTGAGCTGTTTTTTCACAGAGACTGTTGGTTTTCAGGGCACCCTTTAACCCGTTGAGAAAGACAGAGTTACGAGCATAGCCCCAAAACACTCCTACCATATATTACTTGTATTACTTTACTCTCTTAATCTTTTTTCTTTTCCCGCTCATAATAAAGGAAAATAATAAGGTTTCAGGGAGGGCAACGCACAAAACCCTCTGACCGCGCCAAAGGTTTTCTGACCTCCCCAAAACGTCTTTTTCACGGTTCACATGCGGTTTATGAGGCTATTCTTGGTAGATCCAAGGTGCGGAAGAAAATCCTTGCCGCTGAATGTTTGCCTCAGCGATGCTGGAAATCCCTTGTTACTACCACTATACATGTCAAACTCCAACACCTTTTACGGCGGGGAAGCTAATGAACTCGGCCTTGTGCGCACTCTTCCCCTTCGCACATTCCGTGAGTTTGTCGAGCGCAAGTTGCTCATTGCCTGCAGTCTCAATACCACTCGTGAGCAGTATGCCCTGCTTCCCAAGAAACAGCAGCAGCTTGTCAAGCGGGTTCCCTACGTGGTGCCGTGCACGTTTCTCGAATCCCCTTCGCGCCGGGTGGATACCAACGCGACTAACTTCAACCTGATCTGCCTTGACCTTGACGTCAACGAGAAAACCGGGGCAATCCCCGCAGCCCTGTATTACAACAATCCTGCCGTCCTGCTTGAAGCCCTGTACCCGTTCTCATTCGCAGCCTACACCACCGCTTCCTCCACTCCAGAGCTGCCCAAGATGCGGATCATGGTGCACGCCGACAACCTCCCCAAAGCCCTGTACCGCAAAGCCGTCACCTTCATTGCCCGGTGCATCGGCCTGACTGAGATCACCCGTGAATCCTTCACAGTGGTCCAGCCCATGTACCTCCCCACCATCTTCCGGGGCGATGACGAGGAAGCTACCCACCCACTTCTGTGTTACGAGCTAGATGGCATCCCCGTCACCCAGGAGTACATCGAGACAGCATTTGGCACTACCGACTTGAACGAGGTTCCAAAACCCTCCCCCTCCACGCAGGAAGGCAGTGAGGATTTGACCGGAAACGCCTTGGACTACCTTCGCAGCGCGGTGGATGATATCACGATCAAACACGCCGCTGAAGCACTGGAACACATTGACCCAGATGTCACGTATCCCGAATGGCTGGAAATGGCCGCTGCCCTGCGTCACCAGTTCCCCGGCGCAAACGCTGAAGCGGCGTATGAGCTGTTCGACTCGTGGTCAATGAAGGGAACCAAGTATACCGGCTCAGAGGATACCCGTGCCAAGTGGGATTCCCTGCGCCCCTCCCCGGCCAACCGGGTTCCCGTCACCATCCGCACACTCTTGACCAAAGCAACGCACGCCGGGTGGCAGTCAAACAACATGCGTGATCGGTGTTTTGCCTCCACTGTCAAGTGGATTCGTGACCCAAACCGCAGCTCAGGGGACTTGCTCAGCGACGGTCCAGGTCGCATCCTTGCCACCCCGCTCGTCACGCAGGCAGAGGAAGAGGCAATGCTGAACTACGTGGTCAGTGAGCTGCGCCAACGGTTCGGGATGAAGGTCACAGCCACCACGTTGCGCAAGGACATGAAGCTGCTGCGTGAGAAGATGACCCAGGCCGCAGCTTCCAACAAGAAACAGCTCATTCCACCGTGGGCCAAGGGTCTGTGCTACGTGGCAAGCTGCAACAAGTTCTTCCGTCACTCAACGGGGGAAACCTTTGACCCTGAAGCCATCGACAACACCTACTCCCGCAAGCTGCTACCCAAGGAAGAGGATGTGATGGCCGCTGCTGCTCAGGGCAAGCCGCTGGACCCGGCGAAACCCCTGATGCGCCCTCGTGACTACCTGCTCAACCGTGTCAAAGTTCCAGCTGTCTATGACTTTGCGTATGACCCTCGCTTCCCCAATGACACGTTCATCACCTTGTACTCCCGTCCGTGTGTCAACCTTTACGTGCCCACCTACCCTGAGCCCGCCCTTGCGGAGCAAGATTACGCCGCAGAGCTGTTCCTGAAGCACCTCCACAACCTGATCGTGGAACCCGACTACCGCCGCACGGTGATGGATTTCCTCGCATTCCTTGTCCAGCATCCGGGTCGCAAAATCCGGTGGGCAATCTTGCTCCAGGGTGTGGAGGGTTGCGGCAAGACGTTCC